TATTTTTCAACCCAAAGAAATTCATCTCTCATGGCAAATTAAAGGAAAAAACTATACGATCCTCATCACTTTTATGAGGTGGTGCAGTGTGTAATAAAAATGCAGGAAAAATTATCAAATCACCTTCAGTAACCTGGGGTGCTATAGAGGGAACTGTTCCTGTATGACTTGGGAATGGTGAAGTAAATAAAGTAGATGGATGAACATCTGGATTTATTTTAGCATAAAAAACTGCTGAATAACCAACAGATCCATGATCATGTACAGAATGATAATCTCCTGCTATATATCTCTGACACCAAGGTCCAACTATTCTATTATATTGATATACATTTTCCCTAAAGTCATTTAGATATGGAAATAACATATCTAAAAAAGATTCTTTATAAGGGCATACAACTTTTTTATCTCTTTTTATACCATATAAATTATGGTCAGTATAATTTAGTTCCTCATCACTAGCAGCATCTTTATTATTAAAATCAACTAGAGATAAAATTTCTTTCTTTTTTTGTTTCCACTCATCTATATGTGCAGCAAAAACATTAACAGAAAAAATAGAATCATGTCTTAGTCTCATTTTTTATTGTCCATAAAGAAAATTAGCATTAGCACTAATAACAATTCTGTCTTCAGTGCCTCTGTATGGTACAGCATCATGAGGTAACCATGCAGGAAAGATTATTAAGTCTCCTTCCGTTGGAGGAATAACAAAAGCACCATTACTAAAATTCCAGTCACCTCCATCATCCCTAGAATTATGGTGCATATTATGATTGTACCAAGTATTGTTTCCGTTACTTATTCCACATTCGCTAGTTTTTACATAGAATATAGATGCCCAACTACTACCTGGATGTGAATGTATTCTATGATAACCATTTTGTTTTGTAATGTGATACCAACTTTCATGCATAATACATTTCATTTCTTTTCTTGGTTTCCAGTAACCTGTACTAGGAAGACCCTCATGAATCATATGCATAAATGATTCATAAAAGAAATCTTTTACTTTCTTTATGGATGTCGTATCAGTATATAAAAAACTAAGTTTACTTTCTAATAAATTATATTTTGCCGCTTCTGCAACACCACTATCTATGTCTTTTTCTTGTTTAGATGATTCTTTGTATATATCCTTTATTAAATCAGATTTATCTTTTTTAAAATTCTTATACTTGTAGTGAAATGTAAATGTAGGCCAATAAGTTTGTACTTTATCAAATTCGCTAATCATAATATATTTTTACCTCTTAGTAGTGTTACTGCGTGTTCTGTTTATGATAGAAATAAACTTATCTCCTGCAAAGGTTCCTCCAAGACATACATCAATCTCATCTCCATCTTGCCAATTTACATCTCCATTCATCTTAGTATGAAGCATAGCTTCCTGGATTTTGTCAATAACTTCTTGTGTTAATTTCATTGTGGTCTATGATCCTTCATACCATCATGATTACCATCGTTAGGTAACTTACCAGTCATAAGATATACAACAGTATCTTTACACCCTCTAAGATAATGAAGTTGTTCAGATGTCTTATCTGTTTGTTCCTTTGTTTCAATCTGAGTAATTCTCTTAGTAAATCTTTCTAAGAGTTGCTCTAAATTTTCTGTTGGTTTCATAATGCTGGATACTCCTCATTCCTTTCTAATTTTGTTTTTTTTGTCTCAAAATCTTTCATCAAACGTGCAACTTGTTTTCTATCAAGTCCAGCAAGTTGCTGACAGTTTTCTAAACAACGATATATACACTCTCTATCAGAGATGGGTGGTGCAATTTCCCACCCTTGCTCATCATAATACTTCTTACCTTCAGTAACTTGTGCCTCTACATAAGCAGTATCTAATCTCTCTGATGGATTAGTGTAACTATGTTTCTCAGGCATTATCCTATTGTAGAATCTGGTTCTAGTGCAATAAAATATGTAAGATCATTATTCTTACTACTAAATCGTGAAAGAAGTTTAGAAGATACAACTATATCATAAGTTCCAGGAAGGATCTTAATATTCTCAACCTTAAAATTAAAGGAGAATACTTTATCAGTTTCACCTACAGTAATAGAGAAACTATTAGAAGTATCATTCTTCTTATCTCTTACTACAACTTTCACAACTCCTGCTTCACCAACTACAGAAAGATCTGATAACTGATACACAGCTGCTGCCTTAAGAAGTTTATCAAGTTGCTCTGTACTCAACTCAAAAGTCACATCCTCAGTAGGAAGTGTCATCTCCCTATCAGGAGGAGTAATAATAACTTGAGGATCAGCAAAGAAATACTTTGATCTCATCCTACCTTCTTTGATAACCACATGATTATCATTAGAAAAATCAAATTCTGGATCACGGTAAAGATGAGTAATACCACCTAGAAATTGACTAAGATCATAGATACCAAAATCTTTAGGAACTTCTTCCTCAATAGTTACTTCAGCAAGAATATTCTTCATCACACTAATAGTGCGAAGTTTATTACCTTGCTTAAATAAAATCGATTGATTAATATCCTTAAAGTTCTCTAGGATCTTAAAGGTATTTTTAGAAAGTTTCATAACCACGGGTCGGAGTTTCATGTGTGTGCCCACTGAAATAATATAGTAGGAGTGTGTAATGCAATGCTTTTAGTATATCACGTTTTGCTTGCCCCTTCTTATCGTATCGACTCAAATACTTGAGTGCATTAGAACGACAGAATGCTTCTGCATCTCCCACTGATTCAATAAGATCAAGTGTCTGAACATCATTCTTTTCAGATGTATAATGACCACCATATGTTGTAGAAACATAATCTTGAAGTGCCTTAATGGACTTATCTTCTTCATACTTGTGGCAACCTTCTTTGTTTATAGAAGGTTCTGGTACAAATGTGTCAGGTGGAATCTCAATATTGAGAGTCTCATATCTTGTAGGATCACTAAGATTAATATTAGTATCTACAAAAGTTGCGGTAGGATATAACTCAGATCCAATACCACTGAAAATAGTGTCTGTTCCTAGACCAGAAAAGACATCATAGTTGGATGTATCTATGGTAATATTTTCTATAGTACCAGGATCAATAAAGTAACTATTGTCCCCAAAAGATTCGGTAGATACTCCAACTGTAAAATCGGACGTATTCATTTCATCATCCCCATAAAGTTCGTCATAAAGTAAGCTCCAGGAGTTAATCATACATCTTATCCTCCAACTTGTCAAGATTAACATCAGCATCTACTTTATCATATAGTTGTAAGAATGCTTCTTTAGTTTCATCATCAAATCTGTTTACACAAACTTGAATAGACTTCATCTTATCACCAAAGATACTGAAGGCACGAACAATGTGAACCAATCTACGAGTACTGATAATCTCATCAATACCACCATCATAGAATGTCTTACGAATGATGTCACCCCAATCTACAAGTCTTGCAATAAAGTCTGTATCAGTAACACCAAGATTAGCAGCAACCCCACCAAGTATTCTCTTCTCTACAGAAGGTGCTGGATAGTCTTGCTCAAAAGTTACAGGAAATCTCTCTAGGAATGCTTCATTCAATACATTAGTACCAATGAATCTACCATCATCAGATCCCTTACCCTTTGTATTAGCAGTTGCAATGACATTAAATCCTGGAGCAGGATTTACAAACCTACCAATCTTCTTTAGAAACAGACCTTTCCCTTCAAGGATGGGTTGGAGACAAAGGATTTTGTTGCTAGCCAAGTCAACTTCGTCGAGTAGCAAGACTGCACCCCTTTCGAGTGCTTCGATGACAGGTCCGTTATGCCAAACAGTTGCCCCATCAACAAGGCGAAAGCCACCAATAAGATCGTCTTCATCAGTTTCAATAGTAATGTTTACACGAATAAGTTCTCTCTTTAACTGAGCACATGCTTGCTCCACACCAAAGGTCTTACCATTACCTGATAGACCAGTAATGAATGTAGGATAAAACTGCTTAGACTTAAGAATGTTCTTTACATCATTAAAAGAACCAAACTTAACAAAAGTATCATCTGTTTCAGGTACAAGGTTCTGAGTAACACTAGGTTCTACAGCAGGAGCACTGAAAGAATTTTCAATATTCTCCACTGCTTTTGTTGTTACCTCAAGATTCCATCTACCTGGTTTTACTCTATATTCCTTTAACTTTTTAGTGACGGTTGCATATGCAATATCATTGGCAGCAGCAAATCCACGTACATCTGCAGCAGTGAACTCTGTACCATATGTGCTTCTCAAACCATCAATGATTTCATCACGAGTCATTTTAATCTCGAACATAATGTAATTCGTTTTCGATATACCTATATTACATGAAAAAGGGGTCTTTTGGACCCCCAGTGGACACTTATTTAATTGTCTTTTGTTTCTCAAAAAACTCTCCTAAAGAAGATGATACATCAGGTGGTTCAGGATCTTTATACCCCTTCATCTTTTTCCACTTGTTATGCAATGCTCCCATCATCCAAGACTGGGAAAGACTCTTGGGACCATTCTCAAGAAGATCTAGTTCATACCTGCTAGAGGTATAACCTTTATACTCTTCTCTCCAATTTGAATCATCATAAGTCATGTTTACCTCCTATCGTTTTACATCATGAGCACAACCATCACCAGTATAATCATCACTATCATAATACCCATTCTTACTTCCAAAGAATAGTGTTAGTCCTACAAATGGTAGTGCTGCTAGTATTAAGAATGTTTCAAGAATCATTTTCCATAAGTGAAGGTTTTGTTTTTAATCTTAGTATCACCTTCTTTAGATGATCTACCTGGTTTCATTGTTCCTGCGGTAAATCTTTTAACATTTTTACCACCACTGTCTTTACCGAGTCCACCTTTTCTAGTTGCTGATACTGTACCAGTTTTTTTCTTTTGTGTCAAGACAGCATCCTGACCATACTTCTTACTTAATTTTTTCATCGCATCATTAAAAGCTCTCTTACCCTTTTTACCAGAGGATACAACATGACTTCTCTCTTTAACCTTAGTTTCTTTACCAGTCTTATCATCTTTCTCAGTCCATCTTCCAGTTACCTTAGTAGCACCAGGAAGACCAGCACCCCTAATATCCCTATCTAATTGCTTTGCTCTTGCCTTATTTTCTTTCTTTGATTTGTCAGCACGACTTCCAGAGATAATTGCCATCCCTCCTTTATCAGACTTTGATTTGATCCTGCTTAGACTGCTTTCTTCTAGAAATTCCTTAAAGGTCTTCATTATCGTGATCACTATTATAGTAATATTTATTCTTAAACTTAATTCCATGCAATTCTAGAAGCATTATCTTCGCATCAGTCATCTGTTCACTATAAAAAATCACTGGTTCCTTTAGTGAAGGATCTCCACTCATTTTTTTTCCTCCTCTACTATAGTTTTATAGTACTCTAACTTACGTTGAAGAATAGTTACCTTTTCCAATAGTTCTTCTTTTTCAGTTAAGAGTTCTTTAATTTCCTGCTCATAGAGAATAATCATTTGTTCCAGTCGAAGTACATCATTTTCTAGATCCCACTGTGATTTGGGATATGGATCGTTCATGTTAGGGTTTCTGAATAATTATTTACTCATTTAATGATTGCTTAATGCGTTCTTCCTTCCATTTTCTATACATTCGGCCATAAATCATACCCTCATTAGATCTAATAGGATCTCCTTTAAGGAGTTCTTTTTCTCTAACAGTAACTTGTGGATCTGTTGCCAGATACTGTTCTTCCCAATTGGGAATATCTTTAATGTAATCTTTATTCATTGTCAAATAAGTGATGTTTTGATGTGCCAGCATTATCATTAGATATATTTCCTATTCCAGTCTCTTCAGTTTCTTCTAAGGTATACTCCCAATCTTCTATCACAGTATTAGAAAGCATTCTATCAGAAAGTAGATCCATCTGCTCTCTTGCTATCTCTTCAGTCTCTGCATCAAACCAGAAGTCTATTGCCTTACCTATTCTCAAAAGATGTGGTTGAAGTTTAGGAGCAACCATATGTGTATTTTTCATAACTGCATTACCAGCAGCATCAGATACAGATCCTCTTAATCTAACATGAACAAGGGCTTTAAATCTCATTTGTTTTTCCTCACTGGTACTTGTATTTTCCAGGATCCTCCATCAAGATCAACCAAATCAAAGTTCTTCTTAAACTCCTTCTCTCTTTCTTTTCTTTCCTTCTCCATTGTTAACTCAATAGTTTCAATAGATCTCTCACCATAATGATTATGTTTTATACCCAAGTAATCCAAAACAGCATCATCAACCATACTGTAAAGAGTATCCCAAGTTAAGGTATCTCTTAACCCAGTTGCAATACGGTCAATGTCACCTCCATCTAAGTATTCACCCTTGTTAATCTTATCTGAGTAATCATCATACTGAGAAATAAGTTTCGCTCTGATCTCTACCAACTCATTGAGGTTGATAGTAATCTTTACATCATCATAAATTGCCATAATTAAACTACCAAAGAAACGAATTCACCAAGAACTTTTTTATTTAGTTTCTTGACTTTAAGAGATTTCACAAATGCTTTTTTGATTTGTGCTTTTGTTGCAGACTCATCTACATCAAACTCAGCATCCTCAGAAAGAGAATCTGCACTCATACCAAAGTATGCATCATATCCACTATTCTTAATAGAGAATGCTTTATATTTTCTCCAATCTTTTATTATTCTATCATACTCTTTATCATTTGTCGTATGATATCTTTCGATAAAGTATCTTCCATCCCTTTTTTCCAGGACACGAATACCAATAAAGTTAGTATCAACAAATCTATCCTTAAGATTTCTAATAAGAACATCAGTATACTCCCAGTAACTATATCCAAACTTATATGTTTTACCAAGTTTACGATCTCTTAGTGAACATGTATGACCATTGACACCTCTATATCCCATACGTGGAGAATCTTCCCAAGAACGTTCAACCATTACATGATAAGGAATAGAGTTTGCCTCACCATCAGTCAATACAATACACTGTACCTTTTCAACACCATTCTCTTTTTGGAATTGTGGAAGAATCTTATGAAGACAAATTAATGCTTCATTTAATGGAGTACCTGAAAGACATAATCTATGAGGATATTGATAAAATCCACGACCATAAAAAGAAGCAACAGTTCTCCAAATATTTTTTAATTGATGATCCAAATCTCTAGAATTAACTTTACTAGTAAAGATATTCATCATATTAAAATTCTCTTCAATCTTGAATGCATACTCAGTTTCTTCATAGTATTTTTTATATTTGTAATACTCTCCTCTTGACCACTCATTAGTGAAAGCATAAACCTCAAAAGGAATCTGAACTTTCTTACAGAACCAAATTAGATTATAAAGTTGCTTAATAGTATCCTTCATAACTCTTGCCATAGATCCTGACCAATCTAATACAAAAATCAATCCATGATTTTTACCATCAGGAAGAACCGTCACTCTCTTAAAGATATCCTCACTAAACTTATAGTTATGAAGTTTCTTAGTATCAAGAACACCTGTTCTAGATGTAGAAGCACGAGCATATGCAGATGCAGACTTCTTACACTCAAATTCTTTTACAAGATATGAAACCTCTTTCTTTGCATCATTCTTAAACTGTTCATACTCTGAATCTACTTCCTCAAATAAATTACGAGGTCTCCAATTATACTCTTGCGTAATTTCACTATCATCTCTTTCTTTTTGCTGAATTCTCCAGGTGTGATCAATATGCTCATGGATTTCTGCATTAGTAGCAATAATATTTTCAATGTTTACATCAGTAACTTCCAAATAAACATTTTCAGCTGCTCCCTTAGTAACAAGATCCTTTAACTTATCTTGTAAAGCATCAGCAGTTCTTACTTGAGGTTCTAAAGAATCACCACTATCATCATTGCCAGGAGTATTATTATGACTGCTACTCCCACCTTCCACAGGAGCATCGCTATCATCGCTAGAAAGGGAAGAATCAATATCATCAGTGCTATCAGCATCAGAATCCCCAGAATCTGAAGAATCACCTGCAGACTGTCCATCGACCAAATTTTGTTCCACACCCGACTGAGCTTCTGCTTGAAACTGTTCGGATTTCTGTTGGGTCTCCTGTTGGCAGAAACGATATAACGCTTCTGACGCTGAGATTGTGTCAGTAAAGGTCTCGGCATTTTGTATTAAATCGATAATCTCCTTTTCAGCATCTGAAAAAGATACATCAAGGAACGAACCAATCTTGAAATATAGATTAGCCCTATCAGCAAGATTAAAATTAGAAATATCTTCACCATCTAACTCAAAGAAATCTTGCTCTTGCAATTCAGTATAACCTTTCTTAAAGGATTTGGCAATCCCAAGATACTTTCTTTTCATTAATTTTTCAATACGTGCATCCTCAACCACGTTCACAATATTATGAGGAATTCCTTTTGGAGGATCCTGGTCAGGTGTGAATAATGCATGTCCTACCTCATGTCCAACCAACATATCATATACATCTTCACTTGCTCTATCCCACATAGGAAGAAGCAATTCTCTAGTATGCACATTAAACTGTGCTGTCTCAACATCCTTGTGCTCTACTATAATGTCTTCAGTAGCAAGCAACTTTGCTAGTTGTGACTTGATTTCTTGCTGTACTGCCATCTGTGTTTCGGTTCGATATACCCATATTACACGAAAACCGCCCCTTAGAGGCGGTCTGTAGACACTTTATCAAGTGTCTTCTTCTTGCTCTGGCACTTCGTAATGCCTGTGGTTTAAGATGGCGTTTCTTTTCCTTCTTGGAATGATGCTGCCAGTTTGGGGTAGTCATGTCATTCTAGAGAATCCTTTGATCTTCTCAAATCTTACCACATTATCAAACCTATCGTCCATACCTGTCTTGTGGGATATCACGAACACATTAGCATCCTTTATGACGAAACGGATAATCTTAAGAAATTCTTCCGTTCCAAACCCATCAAGAGAACTGTCAAATACTTCATCCATGATTAGTAAATTTGTATTAACTGAATTCTTCATTCGAGCAACCTCTCTCCAGGTAAAGAGAAGTGCTAAGTCAATACGCATTTTCTCACCTTCACTAAAGGAAGAATATGAGAAATTATCATGGATAGGAGATTGGATAGTTTCATTAAACTCTTCATCGAGAGTAAAGTTTATATAGAAGTCCATCATCTGCAAATAACGATTCACTTGCTGATTAATAAGTGGTAAGTACTTCTTAATAATTTTAGTCTTTACTCCACCATCCTTAAGTAGACCATAATTAAAATTATAATATTGTATGTCTTCTTTTTTAGAAGCTACATTTTCATAGGTTTCTTTCAATCTTGTATTAAATTCTTCTAACTTCTCATGCTCAGTATTTCTGTTTGCAAGTTTATCGGTAGTTCTCTGAATTTCCGATTCCAGATCCCTGATTTGTCGTTGACACCCAGAGATGCGAGTATTGTTTTTAGAAATGCCATGCGTTAATTTAGTAATCTCCTGAGATAGTTGAGTAAATTGATGCTCTCGCTCTTCCTCCTTTTTAATTGCCTCCTCTAGTTCTTTATAACCAGATTGCAACTCCTTTGCTTTATCTTGAGCATCAGCGATTTTATTTATTCTGAAGTCTTCTTCTATGTCCTGACCACAGGTAGGACAAACCGTATGATCTGTGAAAAACTTATGGTCTTTGGTAATGGTAGATACTTTATTGGATATTTTTCCCCTAAGCATTCCCAACTCAACTAACTTTTGTTTAGATCCTGTTAGCTTTTCTTGATCTTCTGTAAGACCATACACCTGATCTTCTGTATGTTCATTTTGATTCATCAAAACACAAATCTCATCACCTATAGTTCTCATCTTCTTCCTATTCTCTTCTATTCTTCCTTGACTTTCTGTTTCTAATTCTTTAATCCAATTACTTTGCATCTTAACTTTATCATTCAATGATTCTTTCTTAAGATCTAAAGTCTTAACCTCCTCCTTAACAAGTCTAATCTTATCTTTAATCAAATTATTCATAGAAGAAAATATCTTAATATCTAAAAGATCTTCTATAACTTCTCTCCTGGTAGAAGCAGTCAATTGCATGAATGGCACAAATGTACTAGATCCCAATATAACAATCTGAGTAAATGATTTATAATTCATCTTCAGAACATTTTTCTCTAACCACTTCTGCTGATCATTAGCATTAGCAAACTGATCCATACATAAACCATTCCTATGGATCTCAAATATGTTTGGCTTTATACCTCTTATAACTTTCCATTCTGTTTCTGCAATAGAAAATTCTACTTCTACTTTACAATCTTTTTCATTTGCAGTATTGATTAATTGACCTTTACTGATCTTACGAAATGGTTTATTAAATAACCCAAATGTCAAAGCATCTAATACAGTACTCTTACCAGCACCATTTGTTCCTACAATTAATGTAGTTGATGTATCATCAAGTTTTATTTCACTATAATGATTACCAGTTGAAAGGAAATTCTTCCACCGTATAGTCTCAAATTGAATCATCTACCTTTAAGTTTGGGGGTGGTACTACAATGTCATTTTTAGTAATAACAGCATAATTGTATCCATGATTTTCACATGTAGCAATTACAACTCTGTCTTCAACCTCAAGAACATGCATATCTGGATAGTCCTGATCTTCTAACATCATAGCAAACCTGATAGCATCATCTTCTTCCTGGAAAATATAAAGAATCTTATCTCCATGATCATCAGTAACGGAATAAGCACCTTCATGTTCTTTACCAGCAACGGTTAGAATGAACATCAAACTAACTCACATGCCTCTTGATAAGTATCTTGAAGCATTTTCTGAATTCTTGATTTGTCAAGATCAATTTCTGCTTCATCTACATATCTGTGAAGAATGGAAAGAGTATCTTCAGACTCAAATGCCTCAAACTCTTTATCATCCGTCAGACCAAAATTTTCAACAATCTTTAACTCTGCTACATTAACACTATACAACTTATCGATAAATTTCTCAAACTTTACCCTATCACTCTTATTTCTTACAACCACTTTTACTATTTTATTCTCTAATTCTCTTGCATCAAACAACTGATAATCTTGATCATTATAAAATATTATCTTATGAAGTCTATATGGATTATTAACTGGGGTATGCTCTAAGGTATCTGTATCAAATAAATGGAACCCTCTATTCTCATCATCAACATCATTCCAGAACATCTCATAAGGATTACCAAGATAATAGATATTGTCTTGATTAGATCTACAATGATAATGACCAGAAAATGTCTTATTAAATTTCTTGAATATATCCCACTCCATTCCATGTTCCATCATATGTCCTGGAGTTGCTCTAAATCCATTCAACTCAAGATGCCCCATACACACAGATGCTCTTGACTTATTAATCAAATCCACACTCTTCTTTTTATTTTCACTATTGATCCAAGGTACAAGAAGAATATTACAATCATTTACCATTATAGATGTTGTCTCTGCGTATATTCTTACATTATCATACTCTCTCAACAACAAATCTATTGCATTTATATCATTTGTATTCTTATAATATGCTGTATGGTTACCAACAATAGTATGGACAGTAATGCCCATATCTCTTAAACGATCAAAATAATTATCTTTTGCCCATGTCAATGCAGCAAAATCTATTCCCTTTCTACTATCAAAAGTATCACCCATGTCAATGACCGTAGTAATACCTTCTTTCTCAAGAGTAGGAAAGAAAACATTTTCATAAAACTCCAGAAAATAATCATGAAAAAGTTTTGAGTTTTTTCTTGCTCCGAAGTGCTGATCAGTTATTATTGCAATCTTCATTAGTTACGTAACTTGGAATGCACTGCATCTTTGATGCTATTGTAGTCTGAATGTGTAGTTCCGTCAATCTGATTACTATCATCAAATACTTCTTGATAACCAGACTTCTCCAGGATTTTATTCTTAATTTCTAACTGACGTTTTTCTCTTTGTATTCTGCGGAGAAATGCGTAATGTATAATTTGCGTAAAGTAAGCAAAAGGATTTTTGGATTTCTCAGGATCAAAGTTATGTATGTACTGAACGCAATTTTCGATTCCATCAGAGATCATGTCCTCCTTAAACATGTAATTAACAAAGTTGGGCTTAAAAGACAAATGGTTGGCAATCTTTAAGAAACATTCACCTATGTACCTTGGTATAACTGGTTTAGTTTTATCTTGCAATCGTGCTATTTCTACATTCTCACGATATGTAATTAATGCAGCAAGAAACTCTTTGTTATTTACATAGTGTTCAGATCTCTTACGTTTCGCCATAGGTCTTATCGCCATAAGTCTTTATCACTACTATGTAGATAGTATAACATTTATCTTAAGACTTGACAAGTTTTAATTATACAAGTAGACTAACTTTGTCCAGGATGAAGGGATTACTTTAGCTCTTATTATTAGAGTTCTTATAGATCTTTTCTAAAATATCTTTAGCATCATTAACACTAGAAATATAACCCATTCTTCTATTAATTCTTGAAGATCCTCTACTATTTCCAGTATCATGTACAAACTGTTGATGTAATACCATCATTTCTGTATCTTGGCATTCAGACATTGTTATAACATTATTTAAGTTAATAATAAACATATCATCTCTACTAGTTCTTAACCAGGGTTCTACCTTATATCCTACTAATCCATTTTTACTTTTTATTTCTACAACAGTAATAGGATTATGAAGTATCAGCATAGTTCTATCCTCTTCTTCTGAAGCTGCTACTCGTGCGAATATTTCTTCACCCGATCTAAGTTTTAGTGTTGCATAAAAGTCTTCTTCCATTTATTTCCTCAATTGTATTGTTATAATTTCATAGTTAAAATTCTCTTCATTGTAAATTTTAATCCTTTCAATGAAATGATTCAATGTATAATTTCTCCTGGACTTTGTAGAGCAATCATCTGCAATATCATAAAGAGTTGCTTTTACTTTATCCTTTCCTTTTCTGAGAACTCTTCCTATAGATTGAAGATTTCTAATCCTAGATTTACTGGGACTAGCGAAGATAATATTATGGAGATTTTTAATATTAATACCAGTTGAGAAAGTTCCATAAGATGCTACTATAATAGCATTTTTTTGAGTTTCTGTAATCTCACGTATTAATTCTCTTTGTTCAGCATCCACTCCACCATGAACAAAGAATGATTTACGGTCACCTTGCTTATTATTATTTATTAAATCAAAAAGCACTTGTCCATGTGCTTCTACTCGTGAAAACAGTACTAAACTATTACCTTTTAGATCTAATGTTAGATTCTTTATAAAATTATTTCTTTGTTCATGAGTAATAAGATATTCTATTTCATCCTGGTATGTATCAAATTTCTGTGGTGGATGTTTAAGTACAAGACATTGAATATCTAATTGAGAAAGATGTCCTTGTCTCATTAGTTCATCTGTTTTAGTAACCTTATATGCTGGACCAAATAACCCTTCTAATACCCATTTATGAGTCTGTGTGCCGTCTAATGTTCCAGTGAATCCAAATCTATACTTAGCATGATGCAACTTAGTCATTATAGATATAAGTGATTTACTCTTAAAAAGATGTGCTTCATCTCCTATAACTACATTATAATCCTCAAAGAATGATCTTTCTAATTTATAAACAGATTGCCAAGTAGTAATTGTAACTGGAAACTCATTTGTTTTTTCTTTACCTGAATATATTCTATGACAGTATGACTCAGCATCCCAACCATAATCAAAAAAGTCCTTATACATCTGCTCTACGAGTGATGTCGTGGGAACAACTAAAAGTATTTTTTGTCCTTTCTCTACATAATATCTTACAAGAGAATAAATCATCAAAGATTTGCCTGAAGCAGTGGGTGATATCAATAGCTTTCTATTATGTCTTAAGGCATCGTATACTCCCTCAACTTGGTACTTCCTGGGTTGATGACTGCAAATAGAACTCATATAATCTTTTACACCACCATATGATATTCCCTCATTCTCTTCATAGGGAGTACCATAGTAATCATTATCTGCAAACTTATATGTGTAATCGTGTCTATCACAAAAAGCAATTATCTTATCTAACAATCCTACATATATCTTCTTTGTCCTCATATCAAATAGGTGGATCTCTCCATTCCAATTCCTGTTACGATATTGAGGCATAAACTTTGCACCCTCTACCTCAAAGGTAAAGTGGTCTCTTAACTCATATTCGATATGAGGTTCTGAATCAATTTTTAGAAATACTTCGTTAGACTTAGATATAACGACATTAGCAGACGTATCAATCACCTAGTACATGCGTCTAGGAGTATTTAGCTACCCCTGTCAACTCTTCATAATATTCATAAAGTGATACAAATTTTTGCCATCTACCACACTTACTACATTCTTTTTTGGAATGATGAAGATAGTGTTCTGGAAAACGTATCAAGTTTATTTCTTTGCAATCGCAATCATCGTATATGCATTCTTGATCAATAACCTTTATTATGTTATTATTGTCCCATTCTAATTTCTCTAATCTGATTGATATATTGTAATGTCTTCTTTTAATCCCTATAAGATTATCGAAAAAGTCCTTTTCACGTTTTAGACTTGCTTTACTTCCATATCTTTTACCTTTTTTATTTTTATCTATTCTCTTAAGGATTGTGGGAACATAATTTTCTTTCCATAATTTTTCTTCTTTAAGACGTTTAATTTCTTTTTCAAGACTATCTTCTATCCAGGGGTTACTTTCCCTTCTTGCATTTCCTTTAGAATCACCAGTTACATATGCCACCATCATCCTAACCCCGATTGGAATCTCATAAACTCTATTGCATTCTTAATCTGATATGTTCTGTTCTGTATCACTTTAAGAATACTTTCGATGTATGCTAACATTGTATCATAATAATCAATCTTTAGTGAAGTAGTGGACAGTTTCTCATCTGCATCCAGGTATTTCTGCATAGTATCCTTATCCCTTATCTTCTTTGGAAAAGGATTCTCTACATATACTTCTGGGTCTGCTTTCCCACTAAAGTACTCATACCGTTCATGACGGATGTTCTTTCTTTGTTGTTCTGCTTTCTTTCTTAATAAGAAAATTGTATTATATAAATCAAAATACTTTGCATGAAGAGATGGGATGTTCAATGATTCTTCGTGTAGATTATCTCTATCAATCTTTGCGTCTTTTTCCCACATCTCTTGAAGTTTATCAAGAGTTACACTCATAAAGAATTGCCTTCTAAATCGGTTAGTTTGTATATAGTATACTTGAAAGATACGTCTGCTGTAAAGTACTCGATGTCCGTATCAGTTGCATCGAATGACATTGTTGATAAACTATATGGGAATAGATCATCAAATACTACTTGAAATCTTGGTACTAGATTACTACTAAGGATTTGTAATGTACCATCTGAATATATTTGATCTCCTCTCTGTGAATACTTTGCAGCACCAAACAAATAATCCTGTT